TCGGTCCATGCACCTGCGAGCAACAACAAAGTGGCAATGATCAGAATTGCGGCGACGATTGCTGACAGAAAAATGTCGATTACGCGTTTCATGCCGGCACCTGCATAGTTGTTATGCCGTATGGCTCGTCTTCAAATTCCAAGCCAATATCACGTTCAATCGTTGCTGGATCGCCCTCTACATTGCGCAAATAAATTTCTGCTGCCGTCTTGATCGTGATGCGCCATTTCATGATTTTGCTCCTGCGGCGGCGAGGGCGGCGAGGGCGGCGCGAATCCGCTGCATGTGCGGCGCATCGGTCTCTTCGCTGAAGTTCAGGAAGTGGAGCGCTTCTTTCAGCGCCTCCACCAGCACATCGTGTGCAGCAAAACGCTCCGCATCAGCTTCGGCATAGAAATAACCAACATTGCTTTGCGTCTCTTCGCTGTACACGCGATAGGGCAGCTCTGATGTGTTGATGCCGACCACCAGTGGGCCTGGCGTAGGTGTATGCTTACTCATGCTGCTCTCCAAAATTTGGGCAAAGCTCCGCCCATGCGCCAGTTGGCGCGTTATTAAATTGTCTTTTGTGACCGGATCACTGCTACGCAGCGACCCGTGACCAGGGACTAGAGACCCGGGCTAGATTTGGTGCAGCGGAACCCGACGCCGTCGAGCTCGAAGTCGGGCCACGCGATGTTGAGATAGAACACGCCGGCGCCGTCCCCCGAGCCCCAGCAGCCGCCCCGGACGAGCGCATGGCCGGACCAATCAACTACAGCGCTAGGCCGCCATCCCATGCCCTTGGTGTGAGATGGATGGGGTGCGGTTGCCATCGATGGCGATTCCAATGTGATCTTTTTTTCGATCAGTCCGTCAGCACTACCCTGCACATCATCAAAGATCCACTGGAATACGTTTCCGTTGAAGTCGTAGACGCGTGAGCCATTCGACAGCTCAAGCCAGCGCCGAGTATCTGTGTTGCCAATTGTTGTATCGCCTGCCAGCGGGCCGCTGCCATTCCGATATCCTTGAAACAGGTCGCCATCGCCAACAGCGCCGCCGGTCCAATTGATGGCCTGCTGCGATGCGTTATAGGCAATTGCCAGCCATTGAGTCTCGGTGATCATCGAGTAACCGGAAGCAGCGCAAGCCGCTTTTGATGCGCTGAAATTGATATTTGTCCATGGTTTGCGACTCGCATCGATGATCGCTTTGCCGTCATCACTCTTGCTGGCCGCGTATTGGGCAACATAGAAAGAGGGGACAACCAGCCCGCCTGGAAGAGTTACTTCGGGAACCAGCACAAAGCCAGTTTCGATAGAGCCGAAGCCAAGCACTCCGGCCAGATCGGCAGATGCATGAATCAGTTGCCCGTCACGGGTGAAGACAGCGCCTCCCTTGGCGTCCTCATACTTAGTGAAGCCTTCCCAATCGCTGACGTGGAGGAGGCCATGAATAGCCTTGCTGCCAGCGCGAACGGTGAAGCTGCGTTCTTGTGTAATCTCGACTTTCATGTCTCTCCTCGTTTATAAAATTTGGGTTTGTTTTCGGTGATCAGGTTGAAACTCGCACGCCATTACGGGCAAGGTAATCATCTGCCAAGGCGAGGAGCTTCGATTGCGATGGCGGATGACCAGCAGAGAGCATGTCTTCAAAAAGTTGCTGAGCGCCTTTGCCGGAAATTATTGCGAGGAGTGCGCCCAGGCGTGCGCCGGCGCTATCCGAGTCAGGAGATGAGTTCGTTTGCGGCATTTGTGCAGCATGTTGCTGTGGTTGCCGGCGCATTTCAGTCAACAGCGCCAAAACCCGATCGGTTGTATCTTTCATCGCGCGACTATCCTGCAAGAGTGCTGTCAGATCCTTTTGCGCTATCGATACTTTTGGCGCGGCATTTTTTTGATGGGGCCGAGCATTCTTTGTGGTGTTGGTGGTGGCAGTAAGTGCTTTCTTCATTCACAACTCCATCTATTCTGTTGTCGCGGTGTTTTGCGTTTGTCGATGGATTTAACTATACGCGAATGGATAGATAAGTCAATGCATGAATGAATAGATTGAAAGAATTATTCATTGGCAAGTAGATTGTGGCGTGATGGCAAGAAGCTGCCCAGCTCAGGCGGCCTTGAGGACGGGACTAATCTGCTCAGAAGAGAAAAAGCCCGCGATTGCGGGCTTGGAAATAAAAAACCGTCTGGAGGCGGTCTGTATGGAGTGCTATAACCTATTTTCCTGCGTGCGGTGCAATAAAGTGGATCGAATCCGCATTTCTTGATGAGAATGATCTTGCTATCAATTAGCAATCCGACTAAGTATCTTTTACTTATCCAGCAACTCCCTGAGCATGGCCTTGATCTCCTGGTCATTGGTGGCCAAGCGGTCTAGCTTCTCTTGAATTGGGGCAGCCATCAGCCGCGCAATGATCTCGGCGTTGAGCGGCCTGCCATTCATCTCAGCGGCTTCTTTAAGTTCTTTGTGCAACTGTGGCGGCAATCTAACAGCCGTCTTCACAAAGTCGCCTTGCTTTTCTTTGAAAGTGGGAGGTTTTTGCATCTCCCGAGTTTCGAATAAGTGGAAAAAGCAGGGTTATCAATGCCTTCACGCTGGAGGCAAATAAATTAAATTGCATTCCGACAATAAAGAAATTATCAATCATGCCAGGCATTTTCTTATCAAAGATATAACTATAAAAGACGTGTTTTCTTGCACTATTGCATCAAAAAAAGCCCGTGCATAGTGGCTTTCCGCTCGCGCAAACATGGCATAAAACATACTTTCGAGTATGTCGAAACATCGACTGTACCGTCCAAAATGTGTGGATTTACTGTATGTAAATACAGTAATATTAACCCAGCCAAATAACTGCCGTTGCTATCTGATACGAACAATATGAACCAGGCGATCTGTAATGCAAAAACAGCAAGAAGCTGCATTAATCGAAGCATTCCAAATACTTTCCCCATCCCAACGAGAATTTATATTGGACCTAGCGCTTGAGTGCGCTGAAGAAATCAAGAAATCGAAGCCGAAATTGACCTTAGTTTCCAGCCGCGCCATCCCGCTTGCCAGCAACGCGCTTAGCCGCCAGCTTGGCTGATTTGATGATCATTGCTCGATCTCCGTGGCTTGCGAGACGGAATGACTCAAGCAGGTCGAAAATTTCATCCGCCGTAACAGATGTATCAACGACCTTGAACTCCTTGGATGGCTCGGCATGCTTTTTTGAGCGAACTGGGTCGCCAATTGCTTCATTCAGCCATTCGAAGCTTACATTGCATGCTGCCGCTAACTTCTTCACGGTTTCTGTTTCGGGGCCATTTTTGCCAGCGCCCTTCAGAATTCGATTAATAGTCGGCTGAGGAACGCCAGAGGCTCTTGCCAATGCGCTTTGTGATGGGATGTTTGCCATTTGCATGGCTTGATCTAATCGGTTGCCAATAGTCATACCTGCACTATACATACGCGAATAGGGAACATCAAAAGTCAATCCATTTGCGTATTGCATTATCTATCCATTCGCGTATAGTTATGTGCATGGAAAACGAAATTACACGTCTGCTGCAGGAAATCAAAGCGAAAACTGGATGGAGTGAGCCAGTGATCGCTCAGCGAATTGGCACATCGCAGCCAACAGTTAATCGCATCTTGAATGGGCAGGGCGAATGCAAATCCAGAACTTACAAGGCGATTCAGAAGCTGCACGGGGAGGCATACCCTCCAGATGCCAAGGTTATTAGCGAAGTGCGCACCACCTAATTTTGTCTTCGAGTCATGAGTTTTCATGACTTTTAGTTTCCCGGTTTCCCACTGGGAATGTCACTGGGAAGTTGATTGAATTTTTATATGGCTATGACCATGAATCTCCTTGAACGCCTTGATGCGCCTAGCGTTGCGCCGATGTCATTGGTGCAGACCGTCAAAACCTTCCGTGCCGCTTGCCGCGCCGGTTGGGCTATGCGGCCAAGAAACATGACGGTTGCCATGCTGTGCCAGATGACGGGCATGCGTCCTTCGCACGCGACCGAGTATTTCAGCGACGCAGACAAGGACCGCAAGGGCCGTGAGCTGCGCGATATGCCGGCGAAGTACCTGCCGCCGTTTGAGGAGGCAATTGGCAACAGCTTCGCATCCCAATGGCTGGCCATGCAATCCCAACTGACCATTCTGGAAGCCCAGATCGCTGAGCAAAAGGCGGTCACATGCCGCAAGTAGTAATTCGTGAAGTGAGTTTTGACGAATTCTCTGCCGCGCGGAGCGC